TTGAGAGATAAGCGTGGCAGCAACTATTCACGCCACTTTGAAAGGTGAAAGTTCTAATAGTTATGTCACTTTGGCAGAAGCTAATAGTTACTTTGAAACTTCTCCTGATGATTCAACGTGGACTAACAAAACTGATGATCAGAAAAATAGGGCATTAATTTCTGCTACTCGTTGGATTGATAGTTTGAATTATTACGGTGATCGATGTGATGAAGGTCAAGCATTGAAATGGCCTAGAAATAATTTAGAAGTTGATGATGTTGAGATGGTTTGTACTGCGATACCAAACAATATCAAATATGCACAATATGAATTAGCAAGAGCATTAGCAAATGACACTGATGCAATGACAGGGAATAAAGGGACAGAAGGTGTTGTACAAGAAATAGAAGTAGAGATGGGTGACTTAAGGGAAAAAAAGAAATATAACCAAAGCAGTCTTGCTAATGGATCAGTTAACAATGTATTTGATGTCTATCCTTGGCTCCAGTCTTATCTCGGTGCTTATTGTCTTGGTGGTTCAGGTAGTTACCAAGTCAGAGTTGTAAGAGGTTAATCATGGCAAAAATAGATGATGTTTTCGGATCAGTACCTGCAAGTATTCTCAGCACTTGGGGTCAAACATTAACTTTTGTTAAAAGCACAACTCCTAAAACATATAACCCAACGACAGGAGTTGTATCTGGCTCGGATACAAATGTCAGTGTAAAAGGAGTAATTACAACAATTAGTTCCGGTGAAGATGAGGGTTTATATCAAACGACTGACGTAAAGATCATTATTGGAGCGAATGAATTAGGAAATTATTATCCAACGGAAGCAGATCGTGTTCAATATCCACAGGCAGGAGTAACGAGAGAGGGAAAGATTATTAATATTCAAACAGCGAGAGGAGATAATCCTATATTTCATACATTGATCGTGAGGCCACAGTAATGGCAAAAAGTTTAGATTTAAAAAAATTTAGAAAACAAATAAATAAGCAATTAGAAAAAAAAATGCGTGTAAAGATTAACGCAATGACAAGATCAGCAGCAAAAGAAGTAATGAATGGATTAGCGGAAGCAGGACCAGTTTGGTCTGGTGAATTTAGAGATAGTTGGAAAGCTATGGTTGCTGGTGGAACAGCAATGGGTCAAGCAGGTGGTTATCCATATTCTTTAGCAAATGTTCCTAAATTACCTATAACCATTAAACAATTAAAGAAAACCTATCAAATACAAATTTTCAATACTGCTCCTCATGCTGCAATTGCGATGGATAAAAAGCCAGGAATTTTTGTTTACCCTGGATTTGAACCTTTAAAACCAATTCATAAAAGAGGGACTAGAAATGTTACTGGTTTAAGAGGAGACATTCAATCAGGAGCAGGAAATAATCGTTCTACAGCACCTTTGGACTGGTATGAAACTTATAAGAAAGGAGGACAATTTAAAAGGAGAGTTAATAAAGGTATTGCATTGGCTAGGATTTTACAAAAAGGCTAATGAATTATCAAAAGATCAGAGCAGAAGTAGAAAACCCTCTTTTAACTGCTTTTGGAGCGTTAGATCCTGCTATTCCTGTTTTCTTCGATAACATTACTGCTGCACCGTTAAACAGTACGACTGAATATGTAAGAGTAAATGTTACATTCGGCTTAACAAACGATCCAACATTAGGGTCCAGTGTTGATAACGCTAGAGGAGCAATAGTAATTAGGATTTTCACTAAAAAAGGTGAAGGTCCAGCAAGAAATCAAACACTAATCAATACGGCTGTTGATGTATTAGAGACGTTAAATAATGGAACAAAAGGGACAACAGGAACATATTTAAAAACAGGTTCAATTGATGGTCCAAGCTTTTCTAGTAATGAAAATGCACCATTATTTATGAGTCGAATAGAAACTTCGTACGTTGCCACGGTTTTGAGCTAATCTATAGGTAAATTTCTAAAGCAGCCTCATGGCCGTTACATGTTTATCTGGCACATCAGGTGCTCTCTATTACAAACCTGCTGGAACTAAAGGAACCTTTGGTACTGGTGATGTCACTATTGGGACAGAAACAATTGTAGTAGAAACCTATTTGAATTTAAAAGTAGGTGATCCCGTCAAGTTTGAAGTTATAAATTCTCAAACAGGAGGATCAGGCACAGGTACACTCCCTGCTGGTTTGACCGCAGGTACAACTTATTACGTCATTCTTTACACTGCTGCATCTGGAGCGTTAAAAGTTTCAGCGACTTCTGGTGGTTCTGCTGTTGACCTTACTGATGTTGGTACTGCTGCATCTCCTAATGAGTTTCAGGTTTACTACGCTGATTACGAATCAGTTTCTCAAGTTAGAGAGTGGAGTTTTGAGATTGAAAGAGCTGAAATTGATGTAACAACCATTGGTTCTGCTCCTGGTCAATACGTTCCATTTAGAAGCTACATTGCTGGATTTGGTGATGGTTCAGGCTCTGCTACTACTTACATGACTAACGAAGATACAGCGTTATCAAACAGAATGATTGAAGACGTTCTTCAGCGTCAGCAAGTTGGTGCTGGATTCAAGCTTTACATTGACCGTGTATTTAGTGGTGGAACATTGAGTGACACATTGAGTCGTTCAATCAGTTTTGACGCAACATTAACTTCTGCTTCTTTAGGTGTAACTCCTGATGATGCACAAGCAGTTACTGTTAATTTCCGTCCTGCTGGAGTTCCAACATTCGACTTTAGCAAGTCATAGAATCGTAACTGGAAAGGAAATGTTCAACCGACCCCGTCTTGTACGGGGTTTTTATTGTTTATTAGGTTAGAATAATAGCGTATAAGTTTTTACTATGACCACAAGCCCTAGAGCTACACGATCACCTTTAAGAGCTATTGATCGTTTAAAGAAAGCTGCAAATTTAGAAGCTACTAAAAAAGAAGTTGAACTTTCTGATGGCAGCATATTTGAAATGTGGGTGACACCCTTAACAATGGCAGAAAGAGAAAGAGCACAAAAAGGAGCTAAAAATGATGATGCTAATGAGTTTGCATTGAGATTATTAATGACTAAAGCTTGTGATGAGAATGGTGACAGACTATTTAAAGCTGGTGAAATTGATGTTTTGAAGAATGAGGTAAGAGATGCTGATCTTCAATCATTAATGCTTGCGGTTATTAGTAGTAATGAAGATGACATCGACCCAAAATCCTAAGTGCGGAGCTGCGTAAAGATAATTTATTGATGCTTCAATTTGGTATTGCCAAGGAGCTAGGTAAATCTTTAACGGAGATCCGTCAAATGACATTGGAAGAAATTTTAGGTTGGAGTGCTTATTTTCAAGTTCTTAACGAAGATCAAGAGAAAGAAATGCAAAAAATCCGTAGGAGTAGGTAAACTATTGGAATATTAGGAGTTCTGGGTCGTGGCAAACAACGAAGAAGTCATAACCGTTAATCTGAATGTCAATATTACTAAAAGTGAACAGCAGCTTAAAAAAACTGAAGCAAGATTAAAAAAGATACAAGATTTAGCAGCAGGTATTAGTAAAGGAACCTCTTTAATTGATGCAAGATCAATAAAAGGAGGAAAAGATGCTTTAAAAGCATTTAAAAAGACACTAGAGGATTTAGCTAAAAGCAATAAAAATTACGCTACAACAACTGCTGGATTAGATCGTCAATTAGGAAAATTAAGAGCAACTTTTAGAGGAATACGCACTGATGCTAAAGAATTTACAGATGCTTTAGTTGCTTCTGAGAAGATCCAAAGGCAATTATACAAAACACAGCAAGAAACAAGGGCTATTAGAGGCAGGGCTTTAACAGGAGGAGAGGCTGGAGGAGTTGTATCTGCGCTTATTGCTCAAAAAGATGATGTGTATCAATCAATTAGTGCTTTAAGAGCTTATCGAACAGAATTAACACGGCTAAAAGAAGCGGTAAGAATGAATAGTAATGAATTTAATCAATTAGAACAAGAAATTAAACGAGTAGATGGAATATTAAATAAGCCTAAGAGAAAGAGAACACAAGATATAAAAAGAAATATCGGAGGTATTACAGGCCGAGAGAAAGCATTGCAAGAAGCATTAAGGATTCAGAATGAAACAGAATCTAGTGCTTTAGGTTATAGAGATGCAGTTTTAGGTGTTCAGGAAGCTCAAGAAGCTTTAAATCGTGAGTTAAGGCAAGCAGTAAAGCTGCAAGCACAAATAACTCAATCAACAGTTAGTTGGGGAAGAGCACAAAAAGATCTTATGAAAGCAGCAGGTGCTTTAGGAGGAGGAATAGCTAAAGGATTATCGTTTGCAGGACCAAAAGCTGGAGGTGCTTTAAAAGCAATAGGTGGATCAAGACTTGGACAAATTGGATCAGCAAGAATATTTAGTGATTTGATGGAAAAAATACCTGCGGTGGACAAAGTATTTGGTCGTTTCCTTCAAAAAATTCCTTTATTAGGCAAATTATTAAATGAAAATATTTCTGTTAATGCACGTTGGGCTGCACAGATTTTAGAAGGGATTACAGGCGTAACTATTGCATGGAACGGATTAAATCAAATCATTTCTGCTGCACAAGCCTTTACTGCATTTGAACGTCAAGCAGCAATAGCGATTAATAGTGTCGCAAGAATGTTTAAGGAGATGTATAACGTAGCTGGTGCGATGATGATGGGGCTAATTAGCCCTGGGCAGGTTGGTAAAAATCTTTGGGATAAAGCACTTGATAGACCAGATGTAATGAGAGCAAGGCGTGGCCGTTCAAGAATTGAAAGTTTAGAAAATCAATTACCTAAATATAAGGAAGAATTTAAAAATACAGAATTATATGAATACGACAGGATCGAGCTAAAAGCAAGGCAAATATTAGAAATAGAAGAAGCGATTACACATGAGCAGAGAAGTCGAATATATATAATGAAAAGAATACAGGCAGAAAAAGGAGGGCCAGTTTGGACTCAATACGGAAGTCCAGCAGGTCCAGGTTCTAAAGGTGCAGGGTGGGGTTCAAATGCTCAAGATAGATTAGGAGACATTCAACTTAGGATTGGGGAGCAAGTTACTGCAAATACATTAGATAATCAAAGTGCGGTAAGAGGTTTATTACTAGAAGAAAGAAAAGTAAATGCTGAATTAGCTCGAAGAAAAGAAATTTTAAGAGTTATCAATCAAGGTGTTGAGAATGTCAATTTAAGTGTCCAAGAACAAAGAGATTTATTTGGCATAAGTAATGCAGAAGCATTGGAATCTCAAAAACAGCAATCACCTCTTTATGCTAGTGATTCTGCTGCAAACGCAGCTAGATTTAGAGCAGGAAAAAGAGGAAAACTTCAAAGGAGGAGACAAAGAGGACAGATATTACAAGAAGGCTTAATGCTTGGAGCTGGTTTTCCTCTCTTGTTTGGGGGAGGGATGGGATCAGTGCTTGGTGGTACTGGTGGTGCGTTATGGCAAGGCACAAGAAAGAAACCAGAAAGAGGTTTTGGTGGACAAATAATTGCAAGTGCTGCTGGTCAAGTTCTTGATCGAATTGTTGCTGACACTATTCGAGGTATTACAGAATTAGGTCAGGCGTTAAATCCGTTAACTGCTGATATAAGCAAGTTGACGACTTCTTTAGGTCTTGTAGGCACAGAAGAAGGAAAAAGATTAGCTGCTATAGAAGAATTGCGTGGTACACAAGCAGCATTAACTGAAGCGACAAAATTATTAAGTCAGCAAGTAGGTGCAGCAGCAGTAGAAAGCTTAAAAATATTTGGACAAAAAATGCAAGATGTAGGGAATGAATTTAATAAGGCAATGACCAAGATGGGTGCAGCCATTGCAAGTGTTGTAGAGGAATCAGGAATATTAGAGCTGACAGAGGCGATGTTGAAATTTATCAATAATATAGATATTTCTAAATTAAAACTTATTACTTCCATTTTCTTAAAATTAGCAACCACAGGAATAGGAGCAGGACCACTTGATAAAATTACAGGTATTGCTACTGGTATTTTCAAAAAAGCAGGAGGAACTTCCTCTCCTGAAACTGGATCTGATATTGGTGGAAATTATTTAAATAAAGGAAGCAGTAAAATTGCGGATTTAAATGAAGAAGTTGCATTAGTTAAAAGATCTCTTGAAATAGGAAGCAAAGCAGCAGAACAAGAACAAGAAGCGTTAGAACTATTAAGAGAACAGAATTTAGTTAATAATACAAATTTAGAATTAGCTGATACAGATCTTTTAAAAGGAATACAAAAAAGAGATCAATTAAAAGAACAATTAGAGATGTGGAATCAAATCAAAGACACGATTGCTGGTGGGTTAACAAATGCAATCATGGGATTAATTGATAGAACTAAAACTTTAGCTGAATCCTTAGCTGGAATATTGAAACAAATAGCTCAGATATTGATACAGAAAGCAATAATGAGCGCAATAGATAAGATTCCTTGGGGTGGAGCAGAAGGAGGTGTTACAACAGGTTCTCTTGGCTTAGGAGCAAATGACCTTGGTGGATATACCAATACTACGGCAGCTCAAGGTGCTTATTGGACTAACGGCATTAAACCTTTCGCTACTGGAGGTTTGGTCACTAGACCTACTATTGGTCTTGTGGGAGAAGCTGGAGAGGATGAATACATTATTCCTTCCTCTAAGATGCAAGGGGCAATGGAGCGTTACTCAGCAGGAGCTAGAGGCCAAGGAGTTATCCCTGGTGGTGGAACGGTTGCTTCTGGTAGTGGTGTTAGTAGTACTCCTACTGTTGTTAATTACACAGGTCCAGTATTATCGTTTGATTCTGAAGCTTATGTTCCTAAATCTGCTATTCCTGAAATCATTAATAGTGCTGCAAGACGAGGTGCTCAAGAAGGAGAATCAAAGGTCTTTAGCAAACTTAAAAACTCTCGTAGTCAACGTTCCAGAGTAGGTATGTAAAAATGTCTGTTGTAACACTTGTCAGCTTTATTCGTGTAAAAGATTCATCTGGAACGGTCCAAGATCGTTATCAAAATGGGAAGAGAGATAACATGAACGCTTTAGATGATGGATCAGGTAAATATGTTCAAAATGCAAGCAATATTATTCAATTAGATGGTGAAGATTATTACTATTTACCATTTATCTATCAAGGAGCTGCAAAAAATAGATCAGGTGACAATTTAGAAGCGGCCCTTGTTTTTGCTAATAATCCACTTGCAATGAATCGAGCAAGAGAAGCTGTGGTTAATAAATGGAGTATTGAAGTGTTTGTTTGTAAAGTTGATCCTGAAACATTAAACCCATTAACAACGTATGGGAGTCCTTACTTAACACAAGATGTTTGGCTTGCTGCTTCGATGGCTTACGATCCAACAACAATTGAAGTTTTATTAAGTTCTGGGATTGATGCTGTTGGTAGCAATGCACCTAATAGGGTTCTGACAACTTCTCTTGTCGGGCATCTTCCTACAACAGGAAGTATTCAAAATAGATGACACCGTTTGATTTTATTGGTCTTCCTTATCGTTTAGGTGCTAATCCTGAGCAACATAATGCGGCTGATTGTTTAACATTATCGAAAGCAGTTTTAAAGTACTACGGCATCAAAAGTCCCTGTCCTACTAGAGATTGGTATAGACGGTTAAGGACAAATGATTATTCAATTTTTAGAGAACAATTAGAGTTATGGGGAATCAAGACAGAACGTCCTAATATAGGTACTGTTGGCCTATGTAGATTTAATACGGGTTATGGCTTGGCAGTTTATTTTGAGGACGGATGGCTGAACATAACGTCATACGAAGGGTCGGCGGTAGCATGGAACCCTCTAGAGGCATTGCCAATAGAAGAATTTTATTGCCCCAAGAAATTGAATTATGTGAACTCTTAGGAATAACAGAAGAAGAATATTGGTTCTTTGTAGCTAAAACAGAAAGTTATAACGGTCAAAGAGCAGAAGCTTATGATTTAGTTCCTGATATTCAGGCAACAGGTTGGGAACCTTGGTTGATCCAATTAGTTGTTGGTGTTGCTTTAACGGTTGTCTCTTACCTGATGACACCGAAACCAAAGCAACCTAAAACACCGCCTAGTCTAAAAACAGCAGATGCTTCTGGTACTAAAAGATTTTCACCTCAAACAGGATTTGATTCTGTTCAAGATTTAGCAGAATTAGGAACAACAATCCCTTTGGTATTTGCAAAAAGAAGGCATATGCCAGGGACTTGGATGACTACTCGTGACATGTTTGGAGGAGTAAGAGTTAATACAAAATTGATATGGTCACAACTTTTAAGTCTTGGAAAAGGTCAGCAGTTAAAAGGCATTTTCATGTTGTCCTCTGGAACGTTAGGGGCAAGACCTGATTTTGCTGGTTACGCAATAGGAGATACGCTCTTAGAGAATTACACCAATGGAAAGTTAGCTTTATATTTTTTAAGTGGAGAAAGAACAGGCAATAATTCAGGAAGATTTTTAAAGGGATCTTCTCTTGATCAGTACGAAGAAGGAACATTATCAGACGAAGTTGATACAGCAATAGCCTTACCTTTGGCTTATGACGATGATAATAATGTGTATACCGATAGGTTCTTTTCTGGAACAAGATCACCTAATACTCAAATTCAATTTGGTGTTTATGATCCTTTACCTAATTCAATGAAGTTTATGCTTCCTTATGAATTAGTTCTTAAACCTAAAGACACAAAAAATGGAGGAGATATTGACAAAAAGAGAACGAAATTAAATACTAGATTCCCTAGATATGCCTCTGTCCACGAATTAAATGGTAGTCAAAGTCATGGTCGTTTTAATGTAAGCAAGGGAGATACTATTAGATATACATTAGGTGATCAGATTGTAGATACTATTTATAAGGATTTTGGTCAATGGGGAGTTGAAGATGTTAAATCTTCCGTTAATGCAACAAGAGAAAGTGCTGATGATTCAATAGCAATAGGTGAACAATTTATGATTGGAACGTCACTTGCTATCTGTAAAAATATTGCACAAGATTATTTATGGAAAGAGGGCGTTTATAAAGATTTTGATTTTGAAGTTACCGAACCAGGTGCAATTGATGTTAGAGGTATTACCAATAAGCATAATTCATTTGAATTACTTATCCCTCAGAAATGTGCAATAGCCACTGTAAGTAATAACAAGTCATGTAATGTAACTGAAATAGGGATTAAATCAACTGTATGGAAACAGATCACAGGTTTTTCTAATGTTAATAGTCATCCTGGTGATTGGGAATATGGAAAAGATGGTGTTGTAAAAAACTATGAAAATGATAATGGTAGTATTTCATTAGGAAGTGTTAATAAATATATTAAACGTCTTAGCTTCTTTCATTTATTTGCAAGAGAGTTAGGTTCTAATTCTTCATGGATTGAATTAGGTGGTCAACCATTCTGTGTGCAAGGAAGGACACCTCAACCTCAATATAATTTTATAAGAATCAATCATCCATTTGGTCAATATGAATTTAGACTTGTTCCTTATCCAGGTAATAAAGTAAAAGAGCAATTTTTAAATAAAAAAGTTAAGAGATTAGGTGGTCCTAACACTGTTGGTTATTCACATGACCAGTTTGATATTCGTTTTAATGGATCACTGGATTATCAATTAGTTGGTAACGTCTTATCGAATGAAGAATGGTATTTAAGTGATTTACCTACTGATACAAATGGAGTTGCTCTTGATCTGAATAAATTCACATCTGGAGTAATCCCCACACAAGAAGGTTGGGTAGAAACAGGCGATCCAAATATCACAAACGGAGCACAAGGGGCTAGGAAAGAACTTTGGACTGGTGATGATTGGGATAAAGGAACTAAAGGTTATTGGCAAGAAGCATCAGGGAAAAGACAAAATAGAAGATATTCTAGATGGCAGATTCTTTGGCGAGGTTCATTTATAGGTGAAATAACGCATGATCCGTCACAACAGAGTAGTGGACTTCCTTTCACATTGACTCCTGATGTTTGTACGGTGATTGGCGGTTATAGATATTGTCTTAGTTCTGGTGTCGATATTCTTAATTTATCTGATGATAAAAAAGGTGCTGGTTATGCAGCAGTCACTAGATCGGAAAGAGGGCAAGTTCCTGTTAATCCAACTACCTATACAAATCAGTCTGTTACAAACGTAAAGAGCAGTGGTTCAGGTTTAAAAGTTGATGTTTTTGTTTATTCAAAGAGTGGTCAAACAGGTTATAAATGGACGATTGTAAATGGAGGCACTGGTTATGAAACAGGTGACACTGTAACGATTCCTCATGCCAATGTAACTGTTACTCTTTTTAGCGACTCTGCCAATTTAATTACAGAGCCTTGGCCTGGTGGACAGAACTTAAACCCTTTTGATGCTGTTTCTGATTACATTACTTTTGATGCAGAAAGATCAAGTCATTTAGACGGACCAGAGCATGAAGTTACTTATGTTAATGAACAAATAGAGGATTCTGATCAGCCTTATACAAATCTTGCTTTAGCAGGATTGAGAATGAATAGTTCTAAGGAGTGGAGTTCTTTTAGCCAATTATCTGTCTATATCAAACGAGGTATAAAAGTTGAAAGACTCATTTACGATAGCGGTGAAGATGCTACTAAACCTACTAATTGTGCAACAGATCCAGATGCTGTTACTTGGGGTGGTATTGATTGTGAAGGAAAAGGTACAACAAATTTATTCCCTGAGATTGCTTATGCCTTATTAACAGATCCGATTATTGGAGCTGGTAAGCTTATTGGGGAAGTCTCCGTTGATAAGGAGTCAATGAAAGAGGCAGCACGTTTTTGTAATGCTAATGGGTTCTTTTGGGACGGTGTTATTACTGAAAATCAAAATCTAAGAGAGTTTATTTATCAACAAGCATCTTATTGTTTCTTAGATTTTACAATTATTGGAGGTCGTTTTGCTCTTGTCCCTGCTGTTCCATACCATGATGATTACGTTATGGCGAGGGCTGAAGATGAGGAGCATGAACGTGCAAAACCAGTTATTAAAGCGTTATTTACTGATGGCAATACAAAAGACTTAAAAGTATCATTCCTTTCTCCAGAAGAAAGAGAACTTTTCCAAGCGAAAGTGTTATATCGAAAAGAGAAAGAGAATGGATTCACTGAAACGAGAGTTGTTGAAGCAAGATTATCTGATTCAGAAGGTGGTTCAGAAGATAATCCAAGAGAAACATTTGATTTATCTAATTTTTGTACCCGAAAAGAACATGCAATTCAGTTTGCCAAATTTGCTTTAAGGGTTAGGCAAAAGGTTGATCATGGAATCAAATTTGCAACAACTCCACAAGCCGCAATGCATCTAAAACCTGGGCAGTATTTCAGATTCTATTCAGAGTCAACACATACCAGTCGTTTTGCTAATGGTGTAATTACTGATGATGGAATTATTCAATCACAGTCTATTGTTGTTGATGGAACGTCTATTTACTACTGGAAGCCTGGGGATGCAGAAGTAACTGGTCCTTCACCTCTTGTTATAGAAGGTGATTTAGCAGGGTCTACCTTTAGGGGATCTGTGTTTACTTTGGCTCAAACAAATACATCTGATCGTGTTTATAAAGTTGAAAGCATTACTTATGGAGAAGAAGGTTTTGTCGAGATTGCAGGAAGTCACGAACCTTTGAATAGTCTTGGAGCGTTAGCTACACTAGACTGGTCAGGAGAAGATTTTAATCTTATTGTTGATGCTGACTAATGGCTGCTGTTAATTTCCCTCCTAATTTAGCTCCAAGCAGTAGATCCTTTACTGCTGGTGAATACCCTCAAGCTGTTTTTGAAGCTCAAAATGGTGCAAAGAGTGTCATTCGTTATGGAAATAAAGCAGTCAATGCAAAACTGACTCTAGGTTTTACAAATATTTCTGATGCACTTGCAAATGAATTGATTAATAATTATATAAGTGTAAATAGTGACTGGGATTATATAACTTTTGCTGCTCATAGAGCATTGCAAGGAATAGAATTTGAAGCATTACGAAATCAGATGATTAATGGTTCTAGTAGTGGTCTTAGATGGAGATATTCTGCACCTCCTAGCGTAACGAGTATTCAACCTGGTATAAATAATGTCACTTGTTCTTTTGTTGCTTGCCTCGATGGCGACTAGAATAAAGCAAAGGTTTTTTAATTAAGGCAGATGTCTGGTTTTTACTCAGGTCAAGATGGACGTTTAATCATAGCTGGCACTACTGCTGCAAAAGTTCGTTCTTGGTCATTTACTGCCAATCAAGCTGTTCTTGAAACCAGTTCTTTAGAAGATACTGATCGAACATTAATCCCTGGAATCAGGAGCGTTACAGGTAGTTGCAGTCTTTACTACTATCAAGAAACTGCTGGAGGAACGACAGATACAGGTACATTGCTATCTAATTTAATTACTGCTAATAGCGGAAGTGGAGGAGAGCAAGGTGGAGGAACAAAAGGTACAGTCAAGTTTGAATTAAAAATTCTTGACGGAAACACTAATCGTTCAATCACTTTTTATGCCTATATCACAAGTCTTTCAATGACCAATTCTGTAGGAGAAGTTTTATCTGCTGATGTTAGTTTTGAAGTCAATGGAGCTGTCACTGGACTTGACTTCTAAATGGCTATTTATTTTGGTTCGACAGGCTTTGTTGAAATAAAAAGGGGTAATAGTCGTCCTTTTACTTCGTCCTTAGATCCTGCTGACGTTAATACAACAAAGAAAAGATTTAGTGTTGATTTTTCGAGTGGGTCAATACTGACAGGAGATCAATTAAAGATTGCAACAAAAGATGGTTCAAATTTAGAGTTAGTTTCTGGTCATAGTCATCCAGATGGTCGTTGGTACGTTCATATTGATGATGCTGGAGGATTAAAGTTATATAACAGCTTTGCTCCTGCTTTGGCTGGTGATGCATCTACTGCGTTATCCCTTGTTACTCCTTCTTCCACGAAAGATATAACAGTTGAAAGTCAAGGAACAAGATATAGAACTCTTGGTAAAGTTCGAGAATTTGAAATTACAACGACAAGAGAGACTGTTGATATTAATAGTTTAGGCGAAGACTTTAGGCAGAGATATGAACGAGGAATGATTTCTGGTCAAGGAAGTATGCAATGTATTTGGCAACATCGTGTTTTTCAAGGAGATACAATTAGTATTCTTGAACCTGAGTTTCCTGTTTACTTAGCGCAATTAGCAGTTCGACTTGAGCAAGGAGCAGATTTTTTAGGTAGATTCTTTATTTATCACGATCCAGCTCAGACAAAAACAAGTGTTTGGTATGAAGCTGAATGTTTCGTTACTAATGTTGCTATTAGTGTTCCTGCTGCTGGAGTTGTAGAAGCATCAATTGATTTTGTGACGACAGGTAATATTGCATTACATACTGGACAACCACCAGCGTATCTACTTCAGGAAAATACAGATAAGATATTGCAAGAGGATGGATTGGGTATTTTACTTGAAGACCCAACCTCTTAGAATGTCTTTAAAGGTTTTAATCATGCGAGGTAGCTGTGGCTGATCTACAAATTACGCAATTGCCAGCAATTTCGTCAGGAAGTGTTGCAGCAACCGATCCATTAGCGTTAGCAGATGTCAGCGCAAGTGAAACTAAAAAGGTCACTGTTAAAGATTTAGTTGCAAGAGGAGTTGCTGTTATTGATGCAGCAACGATTCCTGCGACGGCACTGAGCTATCCATTAACAGCAGGGCAAATTGTTACAGCCACGCTTGCTGATAATGCAGTAACAGCAGCAAAGATAACTAACGCAACTATTACTGGGGCAAAATTAGTTAATGACACGATTACAGCAACACAAATAGCAGCAAATGCTATTGGTTCAAGTGAATTAGCAGATAATTCAGTTGATACGGCAGCTATTGTTGATCTAAATGTAACGACAGCAAAGCTTGCCGCTAATGCAGTTACGACAGCAAAGATTACGGACTCTAATGTTACTTATGCGAAATTAAGTTTAAGTGATGGAGATATACCTGGAGCAAAACTTGTTGCTGGTTCGATCACTGCAACACAAATAGCAACAAATGCTGTTACTGCAACAGAATTAGCTGACAATGCCGTAGATGCAGCAGCGATTGCTAATAATGCTGTTACTGCTGCAAAGATTGCTTCAGATACAATTACTGCAAGTCAAATAGCAGCAAATGCTATTGGGGTATCAGAACTAGCAGATAACGCTGTTGATTCTGCGGCAATAGCGAGTAATGCAGTTACCACAGTTAAAATTACAGATGCAAATATCACAACAGCAAAGGTTGCAAATCTAGCAATCACAGCAGCCAAGATTGCTGACGATACCATTACTGCAACTCAGGTTGCTGCTAATGCAATAGGAGCTAGTGAGCTTGCTGACAACTCAGTAGACACAGCAGCCATAGCAACATCAGCAGTCACAGATGCAAAGGTTGCTACTGGTATTTCAGGAACAAAAATAACTGATGCAACAATTACAGCCGCCAAATTAAACACATCAAATCTTGATCGTTCGTTAAATGTAGCGAGTGGGAATTTAGGAATTAATAACGCTGTGTCTGGTGGAGCATCTGCACGAAGTGGAATCACATATAACGCTGAAGGTTTAATCACAGGAACGGCTGCTTTAGCTGCAAGTGATTTACCAGAAGCAACAACTTCCGCTATTGGTGCTGTTTCCGTTCCAACAGCAGGAGGTCTATCGGTTACAAATTTAGGTGCAATATCTATTACTAATAGTATTACTGCTGCGACACGATCTGGGATTACTTATAACGCTCAAGGATTAATTACTTCAACTGCTGCCTTGAATGCTTCTGATTTACCAGTAGCAACAACAACAGCACTCGGAGCAATGAAAGTTCCAACAGCGTCAGCACCTTTAGCTGTAGATGGTAATGGTGTTTTATCAATCGCAGATTCAGGGATAGCCGCTGGAACGTATGAGAAAATTACTGTTAATGCAAAAGGAATTGTTACTGCTGGAACTGATTTAGCAGCAGGTGACATTCCTTCTCTTGATGCAAGCAAAATAACAACTGGATCGCTTGCTACAGCTAGGATTGCTGATGATGCAATTACAATGGACAAGCTAGGTAGCGGTGCTATCTCGTTTATACAAGAAGCTCAACCAGCAATTACCAGTCTTCCTACTGGTGTCTATTGGTTACAAGAATCAACAGGGCAATTAAGAATATTTAACGGGAACAGTTGGTTCTCAGTTGGATTTGGACGATTAGCAGAAGAGAACTTGAGATTCTGTGGAACGTTTAATGCAACTAATGGCTTGATTGTTACTCTGACTTCCTTTGGAACGAGCGCAGGATTTAGCGCAGGAAATGCTATTCCAGCAGGTACAGCCTCAATTACTGGTTGTTATTTTGTTTGTGTTGTGGCTGGTAATGGAACTGCCGTTGTACCATCAACTTCCTTTGACGCAGGTGATTGGGCCTTATGTATGGGTCTTAATGACTGGGATCGAATTGATACATTGAGTGGTCCAGGTTCTGTTTCTGCTTTAGATGATTTATCTGATGTCACCATTGCATCGCCTACTGCTGGACAATTCTTTGAGTATGCGGCTGATGGTCAGTGGAAGAATGTTTCTGAAATATCAGGTGGGACGTATTAACGAAAAGTTGGTATCCTAGAAGCACCTATGGATATAGGTGTCCATCGCTTGTATAAGCATTAGAAATTATGGCTATTAAAGTTACGCTAAAAAATAGCGTTGTTCAGGATTCTGTCCCAACTACTTCTCATTTGGCGGCTGTAGGGGAACTGGCATTAAATGCCAACATTAATAGCCTCGGAATATATATGAGGGCTAGTGATAATTCAATTGTAAAGATGGCTGGTCCTGGGTCGGTTACGACTCCAGCAGCCTCGACCACAGTTGCAGGTATTGCAGAATTAGCAACCTCTGCTGAAACTACAACAGGAACAGATGCGGCAAGAGTTACGACTCCTGCTGGTGTTAAGGCTGTTACTGATGCAGAAAGAACGACTTCAAATAGTACTTATTTAGCGAAGGCTGGTGGAACGTTAACTGGAGTATTAGCTGCGACTGCTGGAAGTAATTCTGCACCTGCTATTCATTTTGGCGATTCAGATTCAGGAATATTTGGTGGAACAAATACTGTTAGTTTGACTGCTGGAGGGACAACAAGATTAATGGCTGATGCTAATGGAGTAGGTATTGCGACAGGTGCAACTTCTGGGTTTCCCTTATCTATTCTTTCAGCAGGATCAACAGGGCTGGCTATATGTCTAGTTGGTGATGCTACAAATGAAGAAAGTAGAATAGTATTCAGAAATAATGCTAATAGTGGCAACAAAGCTTGGATTAAAAATGATGGCGCAGAATTGGATCTTGTTGCAGGTTTTGGAGGAGCTTTAAGTTTTCAAATTAATAGTGGAGAAAAGGCTAGATTAGATAGCTCAGGTCGGTTGCTTGTTGGTCATTCTTCTTCAAGGGCTATTGCTAATCTGACAACTCTTCAACAAATAGAAGGGACAGATGCAGCAAGTGGTTTATCTATTACTCGTAACTCAGCCTCTAATGAAGGAGGAACTTTAAACTTTGGTAAGAGTAGAGCTGCTGGGGTTGGTGGTGTCACTGTTATTCAAGATGGTGATGCGTTAGGAACAATTAATTTTAGTGGGGCAGATGGAACTGATTTAACCAATACTGCTGCTTCTATTGCTGGTTTTATTAATGGAACACCTGGAGCAAACGATACACCTGGAAAACTTGTTTTTGGTACGACAGCAGATGGAGCAGCTTCACCTACGACACGACTAACAATTGATAATGCAGGAAAGGCTACTTTTACTGTTGATGCAAGTATAAATTCAATCAGTATTGGTAAAGGTGCAAACTCTGTAGCTGGTAACACAGTACTTGGAGAAAGTGCGTTAGATGCTGCTGTTACTGGTGGAAATAATACTGCTCTTGGTAAAGATTCATTAGGTGCAAATACATCGGGTGCTAATAATGTTGCAGTAGGTCAAGGATCAGGAACAGCAATAACTACTGGAGATAATAATACGGCGATAGGACGTTATTCTTTACGAACAAATTCAACGGGAGGAAAGAATACAGCTCTTGGTAGAAGTGCTTTAGATCAAGCAACAACTGCTAGTGAAAATACTCTGTTGGATATAATTCACTCTATGCAAACACAACAGGAACAAGAAATAATGCTTTAGGAGATAGAGCTTTAGCTTCAAATACAACAGGTAACTATAACTGTGCTTTTGGTAATTTTGCTTTAAATGCAAATACTACAGCCGAGACAAACACTGCTTTTGGTGATTATGCTTGTGCTTTAAATACAACGGGAGCAAAGATTACTGGTGTAGGTCAAAATGCTTTATATGCAAATACTACAGGTACTGAAAATACTGGAATCGGTTATAACGCCTTAGATGCTAATACAACTGCTTCTTATAATACTGCTGTTGGTTCTAGATCTTTAGGAGCGAACTCAACTGGTGGAAATAATACTGCTGTTGGATACAGTGCTTTAACAACTACAACAACAGGTAGTAACAACACTGCAATTGGTGGTCAAACCTTATATTATAACACTACTGGAAGTGACAATACTGCTGTTGGATATGATGCTCTTCAAGACAACACTACAGGAGCTAATAATGTTGCTGTAGGTGCTTCAACTCTAGATAAAAACACAACAGGAGCACAGAATGTTGCTGTAGGTAATCAGGTTTTAGATGTAAATACTACTGGTGGATATAATACTGGTGTTGGATATAATGTATTAGCAAAAAATACAACTGCATCTAGTAACACTGCTTTTGGTGCAAATACTTTAGAAGCAAATACAACAGGTGCTGAGAATACTGCTGTTGGAAGGAACTCTTTGCAATTAAATACCACAGGTGGTAGTAATGTGGCTGTTGGTAGAGATTCGTTGGTTAATAATACAACAGCATCTAATAACACTGCTCTTGGTGCTCTTGCCTTAAATGACAATACAACTGGATCAAGTAATACTGCTGTCGGAACATGGGCTTTAGATGCGAATACAACTGGATCTAATCTCGTTGGTATCGGCCCTGGTGCTCTAGGTAGTAATACAACTGC